AGCGTTTGTTTCGCTTCAAAAATTTGTCGATGCTAAATTAGCTGACGGTGAAACTATCGTGCGTTATGAAGGTGACAAATTAGACATTGGTGTTGCTGTTTTTGTTATTACAGAGCAAGGTGCAGTTGAAGCTCCTGATGCAGACCATACATTAGAAGATGGAACAATGTTCACCACAGTAGGCGGTATTGTAACTGCTATAACGCCAGTTGAAGAAGAAGTAGAAGTAGAGGTAGCTGCTGCTGCTCCGGTAGCTGCTCCAGTTGCTGCAACGGAATCAAAGGCGAAATCAGTAATTGAAAGCACTATCAAAGAATCTCACTATTCAAAAGAAGCTATTGATAAGATGTTTGAAAATTTATTGTCAGCAAAAGAAAATTTTGCAACACAAAAAAATAATGAATTATCAGCATTAGAAAATAAAATTGAACTACAAAATGAAACAATAAAACAAATGTTTTCTTTATTGACAAAGATTGGTAATGAGCCTAGTGCTGCACCAACAGAGCCAACAAAAAAAGCATTTAATGTTGCTGAATTTAGAAAGGCATACAGAGAAGATTTACAAAATATAAATAACAAAATTAACTAAAAAAAAAAATTAAAATTTATGGCAGGATTTACCGTAGGTTCTCTAACTACTTATGTACGTGAGAACGCAGACAAAATTTACACCGCAGCAATATTGGGCGCTACGACTTTAAAATACCCCGGTATCAGCATACAAGCTGGTATTAAGAACGCAGATAAATTGATGCTGTTTGCAAACACTGCTCCGATTCAAGTTGGTGGCGTGTGTTCATTCAATGCTTCAGGTTCATCTACTTTTACAGATGTTACTTTGACTGTATCACCTTTAAAATGGAATGATACTTTTTGCCCTGAAACATTGGAAAACAAATATACATCAACTAAATTAGTAGCAGGTTCTAACTATGATACAATGCCATTTGAGCAATTGATTATGGATAATGTAATGGCTAACTTAAATGCAAGTGCTGAAAAATACACTTGGCAAGGTGATACGAACTTAGGTGTTCAAGATCTTAAACAAGTTGATGGTTGGTTAAAAAAAATTGATGCAGGCTCACCAATTTTAGCAACAGCAACAGCAGCTATTACAGCAAACAACGTTATAGGTATTTTTGATGACGTTTACAAAAAGATTCCTGCTGAATTACTAAATGCACCTGGTAAAGATATGGTTGCATTTTGCGGATGGGACACTTTCAGACTTTTAATTATTGCATTAAAAGATTTAAACGCATTCAATTACACAGCAGGGGATTCAGCTAATACAGGTACTATCACATTGCCTGGAAGTGGATTGAAAGTGGTTGCAACTCATGGTTTAAATGTATTGTCTGGCTCATTAGCTAGTTATGGTCAGCGTATTGTTTGTACCTACCCTGCTAACCTTTTTGTTGGGACTGATTTAATCAGCGACATGGAAGAGGCAAAGGCATGGTATTCTCAAGATGACGCTAATATAAAAATGTCAATTAAGTGGAAAATTGGCTATCAAATTGCTTATACAACTGAGGTAATTACCTACAAAAACACATAGTAAAAGTGGGGGATAATATCCCCCATTTATTTATAAACTTTTAATACAATAACAAAATGGCTTGCAATATAATTCAAGGAGATTCAATAGACTGTAGAGATTCAGTAGGCGGTTCGGGCTTATCTCTTTTGATTGGCGAATATTCAAACGTGCCACAAGCAAACATAACAGCTGCAAGTGGTGTTATTTCTGCAATGACTTGTTCATCAGGAAAACAATTGTTTAAATACGAATTAACAAAAGAAAATGCGCAGTTTACGGATAGCGTAAAAATATCAGTTGAAAACGGTACTGTATTTTCAGAGCAAACATTAACTTTTACAATAAAGAAAATGAGTGCTGCACACAGAAATAATTTGCTTACATTGGCTTACAACCGATTGATGATAGTTGTAAAAGATGCAAACGGTATTAATCATGTTATGGGGCAATCTAATGGCGCAGACTTAACAGGTAACGAAGGTACAACAGGAAAAGCTATGGGTGATATGAACGGTTATACTTTAACCTTTACCGCTAAAGAACCAGTTCCTGCTAATACAGTTAGTGATGCAATTTTTGAGAGTTTACAAATAACAGCATAAAGTTTTGGTTTAAGGGGATAAAGGGCTTGGCATTAATTTGTCGAGCCTTTTGTTTTTAAAAGGAAAAAAAACAGTTTTTTGCTATATTACTTTGATATGCTTCTTATAAACAAAAACGCAAATAATACGCTTATACTAACGCTAACTGAAAAGGTAACGATAGCATCGCCAACGTTTTTATTTAAGTTCACAAACGATCTAACACGTGAGAGCGTTCTATTTATTTCCGCTAATTTATCATCTTACAAAGATAGGTACGATAAGTTTCTAATTACAGAAACAAGCGGAACTATAAATGCTTCGAGCGGTGTTATCAATCTTAATCCTACTGGTTTTTGGAAGTATGAAATATTTGAACAAGCATCACCAACAAACCTTTTAGAATCAGCAACAGGCGCAAAGCTTGAGAATGGAAAATTAAAAGTAATAGGAACGGCAAAATTACAAACCGTTTATAATCCAACAACAAGAAAATACAAAGGCTATGGATCAGGTTCCCAATAAAGAAAACGGTTTAATGTTTGTTAAATTTGAGAATCAAAAAGTTCCTGAATTTAAACAAGTTCGCGGAAAAGATTGGATATACTGGGGCGAAACCAATGATTACCCGGACTATTTGATTGACTTATTTATGCGTTCTTCCACCAATAATGCGATCATTACTGGTAAGGTTAATTATATTTTAGGCAACGGATGGAAGGTCAATAAAGCTGGGATGACAATGACTAATACAGCGATTGCAAATGATTTTATTAATTCAATCAATCCTGACGAATCACTTAACGAACTTAGTGATGCAGTCTTTTTAGATTTTGAAATATTTAACGGATTTGCACTAGAGGTTATTTGGAATAAATTAGGAACTGATTTTGATTTATTCCACATTCCATTTAATAAGATTAGAACCAACGAAGATCAGTCTAAATACTATTACTCAAAAGATTGGGCGAACGTTTCACAAAGCGAAGAAAAGACAGGTTTAAAGGAATATTTACCATTTGATGCAAAAGTAAATAAAGGTTCATCAATATTTCTGTTTCAAATAACAGCACCACGAAAAGGCAAAGATCCAAACGTTTATTCAATGCCTGAATACATTGGCTCAACACAGGCAATGGAAACCGATCTAGAATGCTCTAATTATAATTTATCAGAGATAAAGACTGGATTTTCGGCAGGAACTATTTTAAACTTTTATAACGGTATTCCAGACGAGCCAAAGAAAAAAGAAATAGAAAGAATGATTAAGTCCAAGTTCATGGGAAGTGATCGGGCAGGTGGTATCATTGTTAATTTTTCAGATGGCAAAGACAGAGGTAGTGATGTAGTTTCTTTGAGTGGAAATGATTTAGATAAAAGATATATTGAATTAAAAAAAGATGTAAGGCAGGAAATATTCGTAGGTCACAAAGTTTGCTCACCGATTTTATTTGGTGTTAAAACAGAGGGGCAGTTAGGTGGTAGAACAGAAATTATTGAAGCATACGAGTTATTTCAAAATACTTATGTTTCAAAAAGACAAAGAATATTAGAAAAGGTATTTAACAAGTTTTATAAGTTAAAAGGTATATCGGGAAAATTATATTTAGAACCTACAACAGCTATTGGCTTTGGTATTCCTGATGCTTTAATTTCACAAGCAATGCCTATTGATGTTGTAAAAGAAAAGTTAGGTATAGCAAATAAAGAAACTATAAATGCTGATGTTAAAATAATAGTAAATGCTATTAATAGTTTATCCCCATTGGTAGCTAATAAGGTGTTAGAATCAATGAGTGTGGAAGAAATTAGAGGTCTTGTTGGGCTTACAGGGGGCTTGGTAAAAACTACTACCAAAACGCAAACAGATTTA